CTTCAAAGGTAAAATAATCTGATAACTCTTGACTTAATCCAGAGTCAACATCAAGTTTTAAATAAACTTCATTGTGTTTAGATAGTTGCATTTTGTAATGTGTTTGGTTCACCATATTTACCACGAACTATTACGTTCCACGCAATACTAACTCTTTCATCTTTTGTTTCTGGCACCCAATGTTGTAACCAAGATGGAAAGACAACTCCGTATCCAGTTTCAGAATTGAATTGAGCCATATCTGAGTTTAGAGTATTGTATTCTTTTTTTCTAGGTTTTAATACATTTGCTTGTGGTCTTGGGTCAAAGAATTGTATCGGTGATGTATCTGATGATGTTTTAAGATAAAATACTCCAGATAAAAAATTATTAGAATGTGTATGTGGTGCATGAGCTCTTTGTGATTGTGGTCTAAGTATATTACCCCACATATTTGTAATCTCTATCTCACCCATATATCCTTGTTCATTTAATATATGTTTACTTACATCTGTAATTGTTCTTGTTAAATTACTAAATGTTGGTACTCTCTGTAAATCATCTTGTGTTTGACTTCCAGTTCTTTTTACTGTTTGTCCATTATGTTCTGATAAACTATTTAAATCTATATGACTTATCATACTATCTAATTCATTTTCTTCAAAATCATGTTTGAACCTGTATAAACAGGTTGGAAAAAAATCGTGTCGTTCTACATTAGCCATGTTACTATACTATACCTCGTTCCTTTTTCAATTCTATTTACTTCGTGTGGAAACATAAAGTTTGAAGGGAATATAATTGCAGACCCTTTTTTTGTTTCATATCTCAAACCAGATATATGAAAATGTCCACCCTCGTAATCATCATTTAAAAATAATAGTGCAGATGCTTGTGGGTATCCATATTCTTGTCCATGTGAATGATGTATGTTATCCACATGACGAGACATAAATCCACCCTCTGAATATTTGTTAAGTCTAAAATCTGTATGTCTTTGACAAACAAAATCTGCGTGTTTCTCTCTATACTTTTTTATTACTGTCATAAAACAATTTTTGATATCGTTGTAATATTTTTCACCATTACGAAACCAGCCATCATCCATTTTTACTCTTTCATTACTTCTATCTGATTTACCAGATGATGTCGAGTATGTTGATGGTTGTAAAGGTTTTTGATTATCAGAATAATCTATGAGTTTATCACATAAATCATTTGATATAATATTCTGATAATATCCTATCCACTTCCTCATACCATTCCTGCTTCAAACTGTTTCCAACTAATCGCATTTTTAATATCCCAACCTCGACTTTGTATTGACTTCAAAACACCATCAATATACTTGATAACTGTTTCAAGGTATGCGATTTTATGTTCTGCTTTGAGTATATCTTTATCTGACTCGATATAGATATGTAAGTCTGTTTTAAGAACTTTTAAATCAAATGGTCGAGTGATATAAACTTTTGCATCAGCCTTACCACCATAGTATTCCCACTTTTGTTTGTATAATATTTTGTAATCACCTTTTGCTTTGTAAAGTAAAAAGTCAAAGTTTGTTTTGTGGTCAAGATACTTTGCATAAAGTTCTTGGTTCTTATAAGACTCTGTGTCTAATCTTTCATCATCTATTTTCAAATCTTTTTCGACTTGAAGTTTCAATTCATCAAGTGTCATAACAACTCCATATTACAGAGGAATTTTTTCTACGTTTTCCTCTTCTTCATTTTCATACATATTTAATTTTTTGTCTGGTACTTCAACACAAGCACTCCACCCATCTATATATATGGGGTTCATCATTATGTTTTCTCTAACCTTATTTGTGAATTGTTCACATATCTCTAAAGATTCAAAAGGAAATGTAGGTTGAGGGAAGTTTAACCAAACTTGTGCAGGCCCTAATTGCCATAAAATTACTACTATCGGTATCCACATTTTTTATTCTCCATTTTATAATGTCACTATTTCATATATTTTATAATCAAATGTCACAGTTGCAGTTAAATATGTAACATCAGTTGCGTTTTGGTCATAAGTTAATGAACTGAGTGATGCTGGGTAGACATCTTGAAATCTAACCTCTACTATAGGATTGTTTTTGTTTGTAAGTATTGTCAGAGTTGCATCACCAAACATAGGTCTTACTGGTGTTGCTGGTTGCACATCACCAATATCTCGACTTGCACCTTGCGTTGCAGATGGTGTTTTTGATACTGTAGACCTAAAATCTGAAAACTGTTCTCTACTTTTTGGAAATGCAATACCTACCATCCAATTATGTAATTCTTTATAGTTCTCTAAAAACTCATCTACGATAAATGTTATCTCTAAATTTTCGTAAGTTAATTTTTCACCCATAACTGGAACATCTTTAAATGGTGTAGGAAATATTGAGTCCACCATAGTGATGCCAGGTAGATTTGCAGCTGTAGTAAAAAACTCAACTTTAGGTAATTGTGCAATCCCAAACTTAAACTGCGTTGGACTTGCATAATCTAATTGTGTTGGTTGTCTTGTGATTGAACTCATATTATTATTTATACACTTATTAATATTACTAAATACATATATCGTTCATCTATTCATATAGACGGAAGTAGGCAGACGCTGAAGGAACGCACTTAACTTTTGGTAACTAATCGAAAGGAGTGTGTTATGAATACGATTATTTTCCAACTAATCAAACTACAACGACAATATAAAAAAGAACAGAAGTTGTGGATTCTCAACATGAGAACCAGACTCCGTTCTGTATAGTAAAAAAAAGAGGGGTTATGAAACCCCTCTTTAGTTTCGTTAAGTTTCTTATTATTACATAAGGTTTGTAACTTTAACTCTTCTGTAGTACTTGTTGGTGTTTGCAGTAATTGAGATTGCACCTTCAGCACTTGCAGCGACTGTTCCTGTGTGGAATGGGTTAGCTGCGATACCATATCTTGTCTTAAATCCAATCTTTGGTTGGAATGTATGTTCACCAACTGCACGAACCATTTGTAATGGAACGTATGGGCAGTAGAACATACCAGCGTCATATGGTGAAGAACCCTTGTATCCTACGACATAGTACTGACTTGCAGCTACGTTAGCAGCATATGGGTCGATATACACTCTATATCTTCCGTTTAATACACCAGCAAAAGTAGTTGTTGTGTCGTCTACGTTTAGGTTGTTGTTTAAAGCAGGTGCGTAATCTAATACTCCAGCCATTTGAAGTGCAGATGCGACATCAGCAGAACAAAGTACCATATTACCCTTACCTCTACGAGTTTGTTGACCGATTGCGTTTGCATCTCTCTCTAGTGAGAACATTAGTCCTTTGAATTTCTCAACTGACCATCTTCCGTTTGAGTCTGTGTCTAGGTCAAAAATACCAGCAGTTGTAGTATTTACTTGTGCGCCCTTAACAGCAGATACATAGATGTTTCTTACAACTTCTCTGTTTATTTCTGCAAGTATTTCAGCAGATAGAATATTTGCAAGTTCTGTTTCTGCATCTAGACCATGAATTGCTTTAAGGTCTTGTGCGAGTTCCATTGAATACTCTGCCTTTAATGCACGAGTTACAGCAGTAACAGTATGTTTCTCGATTGAGAACGCCATTTCTGCGAATACGTTAGTTGATGAGTTATCACCTAATGCTTCACCCTGTGCAGTTGTCATACCTGTTGCAGTTTCGTATGTTCCAGCAGATGGACTATCATTTAATACAGCAGGGTTAGTTGCAGTATCAGTAATATCTCCACCACCAGTTGTACCAGCTGCGTTCTGGTTTGAGAAATCTTGTTGTGATTCGTCAGCAAGTGCTTCCTTACCAGTTTGTGAACTGAACCTTGATCTCATTGCAAAGATAAGACCAGTTGGGCCTGTCATAGGTTGAACACCACAAATATCATATGCGATAAGATTAGGCATTGACCTTCTAACAAGTGAGATCAAAATCGGATCCCAATTATCTATTGCAGTTCCTGTTGAGTTAGTTGGTGCGGCCTCTGAGAGAAATGCTCTATCTTCTCTTAGTGCCTTTTCTTGATTTTCAAGAATTAAAGTAGTTACTGCCCTTTTGTATGAATCCTCGATTTTTGGTAAATCTGGATGTGCAAGGACTGGCGACCACTTCTCTTGTAGATGTTCTGTTTGAAACATTAGTCTCTCCTTCTATATTTTATCTACTATTTATAATTTTTTTGTCTTGCACTACTTGTCCAACTTACCAATGGCCTTCATATATGACGCCATCGAGTCGGTTGTATCAATATCCTGTGCAGTACCAGTTTCCACATCATTAACAGTTTTAGTCTCTACTGGTTTAGTTTTTGGAAAATAAGACTCTTTCAAAGTATCTAACTTTTCTCTGAAAGACTCACCATCTGTAAACTCTACATCTTCTGTTAAAGACTTAAACTTTTCAATTTCTGTGTCAGTTAAATCTGTGGTTGTTTCAGATATAACTTGCTCCCTAACTAAAGTTGAGTTTGAGTTTTTAAGGTCTATCACTTTTCCCATTTCCTCATTTAATTTCTTCTCTAGTTCGGTAATCTTTTCTGATTGAGCTTCTAATACATCATATTTCTCATCTGGAATATCCACATAATGATCTTCAAATAGTGTCTTCAACCCAGAAATGAAATCTTCTGCAATCTCTCCTTTAAGTCCTCTTTCGATTGCGAGCTCATTTTCCTTCATCCATTCTTCAACCACATAGTTAAGGTAAGTATCAACTTTTTCACTTAACTCTTCTTTGGTTGTTTTTATAGACTCATCTAATTCTGATTTATATTCGTTCTCTAGTCTTGCAACTTCGTCACGAATTTTTGATTTTACTGCAGCTTCAAATACTGTTGCAGCTTTTCTCTTAAACTCTTCTGATAAATCACCTTCGTTATTCATCAACGCATCAACGTGTTCAGAAACGTCTACTTCTTTAATTCTTCTTTCGACTGCTTCTTTCTTCATCTTCTTTTCTTCTTCATCATCCTCATCTTCGTGAGCGCCTTCAGTTGGAAGATGACCACCCATTTTTTGATACATTGCGTTGACCATACCTACCATGTCGTCTTTTTTCTTTTTATTCATTTGTTTCATCATACCATTCATGGCATCCATAAGTTCTTTCTTGGTCATATCCTCTGGGTCTTTATCCATATTTTCATGGTGTGCTTCTGATACTACAATCTTCATATCTTCTGCCATAACTTTTTCTTCGATACCATGTTTGAACTGAACGTCATACCACTCTACATATCCGTCATCAGTTGGTAATGCGTGTGAACCATGAACTGGTTTACCTTTACCCCATACTGGATGTTCAACAACTGTTGCACAATCGTGATCTTTTGAAT